TATACTGTTCCTCTTTCTACAACAGGAAACTCTTTAATATTTACAACTTCAGGTGCTACAACTATTACTCTTCCGACCTCTGGAACAATGATTACTTCATCATCTCCAACTATTACAACACCTACAATTACAACAATTAATGGTGGAAATGCTGCAAATGCAAACTTATTTAATGATCAAACTACAAATGGAATAACAATTGGTTCGGGATTAACAACAGGTACATTGAATATTGATACTGCAAGCACAGGTGCACATACAGTAAACATTGCCACTGGAGCGACAGCAGCATTGACCACTAAAACTATAAATATTGGTACATCTGGAATAGCTTCTTCTACAACAAATATTAATATAGGCTCAGCAGCGGGATCGCAGACGACAACTACAACTATATCTGGAGCAACTTATTATTCATTCGCTGGAACAAACTTTTTGCAGATAATTAACCCTTATCTAAACATGTCACAAATCAAAAGTCCAGATACTGCAACAACTTCAGTGCAAAGCTATAACGTTTATCTATACAGCGGTAACGCTACAGGAACTACATCTAACTCAGGTTCAGTCTATATTGATTCTGGTACTGCAACATCAACAGCAGGCTCAATAACAATAGGTGGATATACCGCACCTACAATTTCAATAGGAACTCAAACAATTGCAAATACATTAAATATTGCAACTGGTGCGGGAACTACTAACAAAACAATTAATATTGGAACTGCTTCAACAGCAGGTACTACTGCAATTACAATTGGTTCATCTTCAGGAGCAACCTCTACTATTCAGCTAAATGGTGCAGTTACATTTTCTACTGCTCCTGTAATTTCAACAATTACTAATACTGGAACAATCACTCTTCCAACAGCTACAGGAACATTAGCATTAACTTCTGGTGTGATTAACAATACACTTACAACTACCACTGGAGATATGATCTATGCATCAGGTGCAAATACCCCAGCACGTTTAGGTATTGGTTCTACAGGTCAAGTATTAACTGTGTCAGGCGGTATTCCAACATGGGCTACAGCAACAAGCGGCAAAAACGCCATCATTAACGGCGGTATGGATATTTGGCAACGCGGTACTTCTGTTGCTATCTCTGCTTCAACTGCTTATCAATACACGGCAGACAGATGGTGTAGTACCTCAACGGGCGCATCTGAAGCAATAACTGTTTCTCGTCAAGCAACTGGCGATACTACAAACCTTCCAAACATTCAATACGCACTTCGCTATCAACGCAATTCGGGACAAACTGGTACAACTGGTCTTAGTTTATACCAACCATTAGAAACGACTAATTCAATTCCCTTTGCTGGCAAGTCCGTAACGCTTTCTTTCTATGCTCGCGCTGGCTCAAATTTTTCTGCAACATCATCGCTTCTTGGTGTTTACCTTTCTAGTTCAACAGGAGCGGACCAAAACCCATCATCGGCGTGGGTCGGTTCAGCAAGTGTTATTTCTTCAAATGCAACTTTGACAACAACATGGCAAAGATTTACCTTTACAGGAACTATCGCCACAACTGCAACTCAACTTTATCCACAATTTACTTTTAACCCAACTGGAACCGCAGGAGCCAACGATTACTTTGACATCACAGGTGTACAACTAGAACTTGGCTCTACCGCTACCACCTTCTCTCGCGCTGGTGGAAGTATCGGTGGGGAGTTGGCGTTGTGTCAGAGGTATTGCCAAAGCCTCAATGTGTTGAGTCCTAATGGAACTAGTGGTGCTTACTTAGCGATGGGTGCTGGTACAGGTCCAAATTCGCAGGTCATTTTTGACATTGCGTTAAAAGTCACCATGCGAGCAGTTCCATCAGGACTAACTTTTAATAACCTTCAAATTAGCGATGGTTACACAGGTAGTACGGCATTATCAAGTTTCTCCATTTTATCTTATTCAAACGCCGACATGGTTTCCCTATCTTCATCGGGTACTTTCACCAAAGGAACTGTTTATTGGCTTGCTACAACTTCAACTTCAAATGCTTATGTTTTATGGAGCGCGGAACTCTAATGATTACTAATACGAAACAAGGGAGCCAAAAATGAGAGTCGATTCGGTACAAGTACCTAATGACATTGAAACGATTATCCCTGCCTGCACAACTTGGTCGGGGTTGAAATCGGTCTATGACGAGCAACGCGCCGACACGATTACCCAGTCAGAACTAGATGCCGAAGCGGTTTTAGTCGCTCAAGCCCAAGCAGATGCCCAAGCCAAAGCAGAGGCAGAGGCTACGGCTGAGGCTAATTTCACGGCGCAGTTGGCGGCTACTAATGCGAAATTAGAGGCATTGGGGCTGACGGCCCAGACACATTGACACTCGTAGTAACCAACGTAGGTTCTACGGCTCAATCAGTTCTTGGTCGTATCTCTTGGACTCAATCCTAAGCTAGACTATCTCCTATGGAAAATTCCGTAGGAAATACATTTGAGATGTATGAGCGCGTTCTATCAATAAAGAATGCGCTCAAACTCAAAACCCCACTTGATGTAAAGTTTACCCGCCTCGGTAGTGCACATGATGGCGGGTATATCCTTGTTGATGACGTAAATGGCGCAGACCACGTAATATCTTTAGGCGTTGAGGGCAACGTTGATTTTGAAAAAGATATTATGGAAAAAGCCTGCCATATCTATATGTACGATAATTCTATTGATGGGCTTCCAGAGCCAGTAAAGCGCTCCACATTCTTTAAGAGAACAATGGGAAGCATACAAAACGGCCACGCCTCCTTAGGCAGTTGTATTCAAGACGACTGGGTTGGTGATGACGAAGACGACGACTTTGCTGGGTTTGCTGGAGGTGACGACTATATTCTAAAGATGGATGTAGAGGGCGCCGAATACGATTTACTTGGGGAAGCCTCTCGGGACACCCTTACATATTTTAGACAGATTACGGTGGAGTTCCACGATACTGACCACATTGAAGATGAAGACTTCTATAAGAAGATGCTCCATGCGTTAACCCATCTACGAGAAACGCATACCCCCGTATTTGTTCACGCCAATAACAATATACCGTTAACTATAAAAGGAAACTCGCCCTTTCCTCAAGTGTTTGAGGCAACTTTTCTACGCAATGATAGCTATAAGTTTGCGGAAGAGATTGATTTGTTTGAAGGTTTAGTTACAAGAAATGATGTGCCTAAGCCAGAGATTGGGCTTACTTTTCCTTAATCTGTAAATTCCCAAACCATACCTAGTGAACGCATGTTGGCCTCTACTGCTTGTTTATAGATAGGGGCCAATTCTTGTTTGCGCAACTCAATGAAAAGCCGTTCGCTCTCTTCTTTCTGACCAAACCACCAAGAACTAACCGCCATCTCAAATTCGAGGCAGTAGGTCCCAAAGTACCCAACATCTGCGGGTAGAGGGTGCAGGCCATAATGAGTTGCGGTGGCCAATCCTATCTTTGCCCAGGTATAGCATTCCTGCCAAGACTTCTTATATTCAAGAGATTGAGACAGCAGGAAGTACCCTTCTGGCCTATTTGGCATGTAAGCAATCGCTTGAAATAAGCAAGTACCTACTGTGTGGTCCCTATTGCCAAGTTCTCCAAAGCAACGAGCTAGCTTCAAAAGCGCGGTGTAAACCGTAAGAGAACCGTCAACGTCTGCCCCATATTCAGCAGCGCGCATATAGAAAGAAACAGCGGAGGCGTATTGCTCTAGCTCTTCATACTCACGGGCTACTGCAAAGTTTATATCTGGATTAAATGGGTCTTCAGATAGCTTTACTATCAGCTCTTCAATTTGCATTTAAAGCCTCCTGGACAAGCTCATCTACTACAGAGTGAGGGACTTTAAGAATAAAAGCCGCGTTATCTTGGAATCCAAAGCTAACTAGTAGGTCTTCCCCATAGACAGCCGCCCCAACGCAGAACTCTACGTAAGCGTCTAGAAAAGTAAATTGATTGGTCAGCCCTAGGAAGTTAAAGTCTTTATCCCAGACGCAAAGCCTATGACGGTATACGGCGCCCTTTTGCTCTAAGTAATTTTTAAATAAATCCACGTCGTGCGTAATAGACACAAGGTAATCCCCCCAAGCAAATACATGCGAAGAACCTCTTTGGTCTGAGGGCGCTGGTGGTGTTTCCTTTAGAGCAAGTTGAGTAGTTGGGGCTTCAACATCTGGGAGTACGTGCACCAATTCTGTAGGCATAGTCCACTTTACAAAGGTAAATGGCTGGTCTATAACGGGAACCCAATTCTTTTCACAATAAGAGGAGTCATTTGGGGCAGCGATACGCTTACGTGCCACTTCTTTAGCTTCCCATTTATCTTTATCTAAAGCTACAGAGCTGTATTCCATGCGCCCTTGACCGTTTGTTGTAGTATCGCGGCGAACGCCAATCAAATAGTAAACGCCTTTCCATTGGACTAGGCGGGCGTCCTCTAGGCCAAGAAACTCCCAGATGGGCTCGTGCAAGTTGAGCATGTCCACCAAGCAATAATCAGTCATTTCTAACTCTGAATTGAGGCGGCAAAGATAGTTCTCGGTTTCTAAGCGCAGGTTATTCTCAGGATGCAAGTAAGCCAAAGGCCCCCACATAGAAGGGAAACGTTGCTTGTGTTCTGCGTGGTAGAGGGCATAGTTTACGTGCCTAAGATTAACAAGGATTTCCCCGTCATCATCTACAAAAACAGAAGGGTTCATCAGACCCGTGCCTGCGGTAAAGCGCTTAGGTATGACTATCGGGGCAAGCTTTCCGCCAGCTTGGACGGCGCGCTGAACTAGATTCACTCTAAATCATCTGCGGCTAGGCCGTGAAAATCACAATGTGATTCGTACAAGGTATCGGCAAGCCATTCGTCCTCAGTAGGCTCAGAGACATAGGATGAGCATANTTCACAATATACAGCCCAGCGGATAGGGTCTAAATCCACAGCAACTACATCAACCGACATTGGGACCTCTTTATCCTGATTTATGTGCGTAAGCACGAGAGAATATTACCATGAGCGAAGATATGTCTTGGGTCAAGAACGCCCCGTCAGCCCCGTCTAAAGAAGACACTAGGCTTTTAGCCAGTCGTCCACAGGAGGCGCAAGACTTTATTGATAGCACCAAGAACTATGGTGGCGCGTCTATGAACCTTCAGTCTATGAAGATGGCGCAACCTGGGGACAAAATGTATATTGTTGGTAAAGAGCCATCTAAACATACAGGTCGCCCAGTAGACACTGCCTATGAAAATCCAGGTCAATCCACGTTAACTCCTCGCCAGTTTGCATCTCATTTTAATCGTTTAAAGGGAGAGACGAGTAACCCTAGCGCCATGATGGGCAGCTGGTACGATAAGAAAAATAAGGCATCTAAAGCCAAAGGAACTCAAATTGATTTATCAGTAGGCTATAAATATAAGAAGCCAGCTGAAAAGAAAATGATTGAACGCAATGAAGACGCAGCGTTCAGCATGGGCAACATGCGCGAAATCCGTAACGAAGCCGCTCGTAAACGCCACGGCATTACAGAGCCCCGTCCCCCAAAAAATAATTAATGAGCAAGCCGTATACACCTGGCGGAAGATTCAACTCCGATTTTGAACGCGGTTCTATCTTCCAAGGCATAGATGCTGACCTGAAGAACCCTGTAGGAACAGCGGCTCAGTGGTATATCTTTGACGCGGTTAACTCTGTTAAAGACCCAATTTACGATGTAGGAGACGACCCAAGCTACGGAGTTGGTGGAAAAGTATGGACTGGGCCGTTCACTATCCCAGTTATCAGAGCTGTGATTGAACAAGGTAGCTCCAAGACATCCACAGCTGGTTTCTACAACGCCGATACTCTGCATCTAACTCTCAACTCTAATGATATTGAATTTATCGCCCCAGGCACCATGTTGAGCCCAGACTTCCAAGACCGCAGCCGAGTTATCTGGAAAAACGAAGTGTTTCGTCCAGTAAGTGCCCAGCAACGGGGTATTATTTCTGAGACGTTTGTTCTACTAACCCTAGACCTTGTTCAGGTTATGCCTGAAGAAATGGTCAACGACCCTCAGTTCAGCGCCTACGCCAACTAGGAGAAGCAATGCCATTCAAATCTAAAGCCCAGGAAAAGTGGATGTGGGCTACCCATCCCCGCATGGCTGGTCAGTGGGAAGAACATACCCCAAAGGATAAGCCCCTTCCTGATAAACTAAAGTCAACAGCCCGCTCTAAATCAAAGGATAAGTAATGACACTATCAGCTGCATCATCCCCTTATACAGTGGGCACAACCGCTGTTCAGGTATCTCCATCTACTGGAGCTACCANTGGATATACCCTTATTGTTCAAAATAACCATGCCAGCAACATCCTCTATGTAGGAACGTCTAACACTGTCACTTCATCTGCTTACGGTATTCAACTAGGTACAGGCGCCAGCATTTCTCTAGATGACTTGACGCCAACTGACCAAGTGTGGGTTATTGCCAGCGCGGGTTCCACCCCAGTTGGAGTTATGGCAATCCTACGATGAGCATTCGAGTAGCCCGCAAAGGCGAGCCTATCGGAACAAGTAAGAAATCAACCCCCAAAGTGAAAGGTAAGTAACCATGTGCGCTACATGCGGATGCCGTGATAAGGCAAAAGACAAGAAGCAAGATGCCAAGCTTATGAAAGGCATGAGCCCAAAGCAGAAGTCAGCTTTTGAAAAGGCCGACAAGAAGATGGACAAGAAGAAGCCATCTGCTAAAGAAGATATGAAGATGGATAAGGCCTTGGCAAAGAAGGTCAAAAAGAAGTAAGCACTTAGCGCCCGCAAGGGCGCTTTTTGCTTTATTCTTATAGTAGTTCCCGTGCGGGGACTAAGCACTACCTTGCGATTTACTCTTGCTGCTCTCTTAGGAGATTACCCATGTCTGACCGTATTGACCGAGCCTCTGATGCTGAATTCATTAAGGCTATCGTCGAGAACGTCCCTCAACAGGCAACCAAGAATGAAACTAACGCGTGGGGTGCAGCATTTGTAGCAGCAACGGCAGTGAAGCATGCACTCAAGAAGCGCTGAATTTAACGCGTTAGCCAAGCGCACATCCTTTGAGTTGGTACGCCCTCTCGACTCCCTCCTTCAGTCTTTAGCTATTAAATCTGGCTGGCCTGAAGATATCGTATTTAAATTGAATGTAATTGTAGACTCTGATGAAACTATTAGAGTCCATTACCCAGACGATATCAAGCAAGAGGTTGAAGACCTTGAATACGGACGCCCAGGTGAAACCCCTAACGCGGCAATACGCCCATTCCTTTTACGTGCCCCTGAGCTCATCCAAAATATTTTAGAAGAAAAAGCTCTAGCCCCACTAATAGATTTGATGGGAGTACTCTAATGGGAAATCCATTTATTGTTGCTGAAGACTTGGCTCTAAAGACCTGGTTGTCTGGCATTACGGTATCTGATGATAAAAACGCCAGTCGCCCTGTTAAAACTTGGTTTGGTTACCCAGACGTGGAAGTCCAAGACCAGGTGTTTCCTTTTATCACCCTTGACCTAATTGATATCAACGCGGGCAATGACAGGCAGAGCTCAGGTCTATTGACGGATACTGATTACCAAGGAACCATCGCTGCCCAATCTAATATTGAATATCAATACCAGATTCCTGTGGCGTACGACCTTGTGTATCAAATTACGTCCTATTCTCGTCATCCGCGCCATGACCGCGCCATTATGTTTCAGCTGCTAAATAAGTTTCCATCAAAGTACGGACACCTTGAGGTACCTAATCAACTAGGAACTTTTACGGTAAGTCGTTCTATGTTCCTTGATGGATTTGTAAAGCGAGACGCCGTTGAAGGTGAAACTGGAAACCGCCGCTTGCTTAGAAACGTTTTGACAGTCCGAGTAACTAGTCAGATGTCGCCTTTGGCGGCAGATGCGGTTGCCTCAGAGATTGTTCAATCTGTAAAAATCAATGACACTACTACGTACATTCCGTCTGGCTACTATCCCGTTAAAAACTGACAACAACGATAATCAATAAGGAGATACATTAATGGCCGTTTATACACGCCCTGGGGTGTACGTTCAAGAAACGCTAAACCCTAATTGCGCCAACACCTGGCGTAGCTTCACTCTCAATCGCAGCCTTTATCGGCACCAGCGACCGCGGACCAACTTCCGCAGCAACCTTGGTAACCTCTTGGAGCCAATACGTAAGCAAGTTTGGCGGATGGAATACCATCTCGAACAACAACTTGCCTATCGCTGTATACCTCTTCTTCGCTAACGGCGGAACTCAGGCGTACATCACACGCGTACTTGGTAACACAACCTCTGCAGTTGTTACAGCCGCATCTTGGACATCTGCTTCAAGCGGTACTGTAACTTACACAGCTAACCACACCTTTACCTCTGGTCAAACAGTTACGGTTACAGGTTTGGCTAACTCTGCGTGGAACGTATCTGGCGCTACTATCGCAACAGCGACATCCACATACTTCACAGTTACAGGTATTACTACAGCAACTAACCTTACTGGAGTTACAGCAACGGCTACTGCTATTACTGGATACCCAATAGTAGCAACTCGTACACTCAGCGACCGCGCAGGTACCCCTCTCCCAACCCTTACCATTGCCTCTAATAACTCAGGTGCTTGGGGAAATAGCCTCTATATTGCTATCCAAGACAGCCTCTCAACAGGTTACTTTAACGTAATCGTATATCTAGGTGGTTCCACCTCAGGATACATTGTTGAGCAGTGGACTGACGTAACCATGAAGTATACGGACGCACGTTATGCTGTAACCGTCATCAACCAGAACTCTGCTTACATCACGGCTACAGACTTGTTCTCTACATCTGGAAGCCCAACCAGCAACCCAGCGGTTACAGGAACAAATACCAACCTAGTCCCAGTAGTTCTCAGCGGAGGTAGCGACAACAACAACGTATCTTCTGCTAACATCTCAAGCGCGCTTAGCTTGTTTGACACTATTGCCTCTACTCTAATCCTAAATATCCCAGGATTTACAGACGCAACAACAGTCAACCTAGCTCTGGCCTACGCTACAGGTTCTACTCGTTCTAACGACGTCTTTGTAATCATTGATGGAATCAACGACACCGCCACCAACCAGCTGGCTCTTGCGGCAACTTACAGCGCAACATCCTCTGGAGCGGTTTACTACCCACAAATTACAATCTCTGACCCAACAGCCGCAGTTGGTTCACCTACAGGTGCAACTAAGACTGTCGGAGCGGGTGGAGCTGTCGCAGGTCTTTTTGCCCGCACAGACGCTTCTCGTGGAGTATTCAAGGCTCCAGCTGGTCTTCAAGCTCGTCTGTCTAACGTAGTTTCTGTACCATCACTCAGTAACACTGACCTTGGTAACCTTAACAACGGAACTGTGCCTGTCAATGCAATTCGCTACATCACAGGTTCAGGCTTTGTAGTTATGGGTGCTCGTACCCTAAAGCAGGGATATGTAGACAAGTACGTACCCGTTCGTCGAACCCTAACTTACTTGGAAAAATCTTTATCTGACTTGACGCAGTTCGCTATCTTTGAGCCTAATACCCAAGTTCTTTGGAACCGAATTAACTCTGTAGTCGGAAACTTCCTAAATCAGTTCTGGGGTCAAGGCGGTCTATATGGAAACACCCCGTCGTCCGCTTTCTTCGTAAAGTGCGATTCTGACGTAAATCCACAGTCATCTATTGACAATGGGTTTGTTAACATTCAAGTTGGAGTCTCTTTGCAGCGTCCAGCTGAATTCATCATCATCAATATCGGTCAGTTCAACGGTGGAACCACCGTTACTACGGCGTAAGGGAGATATAACTAATGCCAACAAATACTAACTTCAACTCAACCCTAGCGACTGACCCTTTACGCAGTTTTAGGTTCACCGCTACGTTTACTGCGGCAGGGGCTGACTCAACATTCAACACTAAAATCACTACAGGTTTTACTGGAGGATTCAGCTCAATCTCTGGCTTGTCTATTAATACCCAAGCTATCCAGTACCGCGAAGGTGGAATGAACACCACAGTTCACCAGATTCCTGGTATGACTACATTCAACCCAATTAGCTTTAGCCGTGGAGTAATCCTAGGCAATGACCAAGCTATGACGTGGATGCGCGGGCTGTTCTCAGCTGGAACTGGTGCGGGTCTTCCTGCGGGGTATAACCCAGTTACTAACCCAAATCCAGGTGCTACTGCGTCAGGCGCAACAGGAAACTTCCGTACGGACATAATCATTAATGTCAATCAGCACCCAAATACAAGCACTACTGTGGATTACCCACAAATGGCTTTTAAAGTGCATAACGCATGGATTACTGGCCTTAACTACACAGACCTGGATGCGACCAATGGTGCGATTCTGTTTGAAACAATGCAGCTTGTCCATGAGGGCATCTCTGTATTCTTTACAAATACTACGGGAAGTCCTTCAGACGGTAAAAACACAAGCGACTACTAACTGATAAGATTAGCCCATTAACCTAAGGAGAATAATTCGTGAGCACAACTGATACACCAGTAGTAGTAACAGACGCTGATTTAATTAATAAGTATGCAGCTATGGCGACAGAGGAGCCAGAACAGGTCGTAGAGACCCAGGCTCCTCTCGGACCAGAAGTAACTCTTCCTGGAGGATTTATCCTCGACGGGGCTGTGGTAAACACCGCTGAAGTTCGTGAGTTAAACGGAGTTGATGAAGAGGCTATCGCTAACGCACCAACTACAGGAAAAGCTCTTAATATTCTTCTTCAAAGAGGTCTGGTAAAGATTGGCGGAAAAGACGTAACTAGAGACGACTTGGATGCGCTTCTTGCGGGAGACCGAGACGCCATTCTTATCGCCATTCGTCGTGTTACTTTTGGTGGCACTGCAGAATACAGGGTCACATGCGCAGCTTGCGATACAGACCAGAACACCGTAGTAGACCTAGATAAAGATGTTCCTGTTAAAAAGCTGGAAAATTCTGAGGAACGAACTTGGAATGTAGAAACGAAAAAAGGGTTTGTTACTGTGGGGCTACCTACAGGAATTACTCAAAAGAAGTTGCTTGAGAACTCAGAAAAAACATCTGCCGAACTCAACACTATTCTACTTTCTGGGTGTGTGCTATCAGTAAACGGTATTCCATCTATGGGAGCCAGCACAGTGCTAAAGCTTGGTATGGCTGACCGCGCAAACCTTGTAAAAGAAATTATTGAACGTAACCCAGGCCCACGCCTTGGGGAGGTGAAGAAGGCATGCGAGGCATGTGGTGAGGAGATGAATCTCCCTATCAGCCTCGTTGATTTGTTTCGTATATAGAAAAGAAGATTACGAACTTTTATTAGATGAGTACGAGTTTCTAACAAGAAACTTTACAGGTTGGACTCTCTCGGACATACGGGGATTATCCGTACGAGAGAGGCGCAACTGGATAGAACGAGCGAAACGAAATAGGAGGTAGTCATGGAAGATGACGTCAAGCTGGCCTTTGGCCTTGGCGGTAAAATGGGTACAGCCGTCACTAACATTAAAAACGACCTCCTAAGCTTAGCCAGCATTATTGAAACAACACTTTTACCAAAGATTGACAAGATGGCTAGCCGTCTTGAATCGGTTAGCAAAGACTTTAGTGGCCTTCTTATTGCTGATAAGTACGGGCGAGTTACGGGCACCTCAGGGGGTTCAAATAGAGTAGCCCCACCACCTCCTACGGATACTGGTAATAACGGAGCCCCTCCAACTAATAATCAAAGCCCTAAGACACCACAAGATAACTCCGCTGGTAAGCCTACTAACAATAAGATTGCGGCTGGGGCGCAGGCTGTGCTTGGCGGAATGTACGGGTCTAATCTACTTAGCATGGCCTTGCCAAACGTGCAGACCTCCATCATGCAGGACTACCTCACTAACCGTGTAGCTTTTAATGGGGCTGGGGGGATAACGGGTAGTTTACAAGGTCAAACAAGCCAAATAAATGCTTTGCAACGCTCTATGGCAAACCAAGGAACAGCCACCAGCAACATGGACGCAATTAATGCAATTATTGCTCTGCAAAATGCGGGGCTTGGCGGAGCAAAAAACTTTAAGCAATTAGCGTCGGGTGCCGCAGCCATTTCTAATTTAGAACCTGGCATGGGTCTTGCAGGTGCCGCTCAAGCTCAAGGAGCTGCTCAAGCCCCTACTACTGTAAATATGCTTCGTTCTATTGGTATCAATATGCGTGACGCTAACGGTAATATGCTCACTACGGGTCAAATGATTGACCAAATATGGAACTTTTTAAATAAGAACAACGGTGGCAAGAATATGGATAAGGAATCCATAACCATGTCCTTAGCCCCAGGTTATGGCCTATACAACATGCTTAGTAGCATGTTCAACGGCGACCCTATGATGATTAAACTTGTAGGAGACGGATTAAAGCTTAAAGCTCAAACAGGTGGAGCTGCTATTGATTCCCTTACCCGTAATCAAATGAAAACTTTGGGCGGAACCACTGGAACAGTTAATGCGATTGCTAACAAAACAGCTGCTCAAACAGAACTCTTAACCAATACGGCTGCAACTACTTCAGCTGGGTATGCGGCGTCTGCTGACTTAGCCGCGGCACTCAATAGGTTTGCCGATATGGTTCCCCAATTAACTTCGGCTTTGGGCGGATTAAACGGATTAATGTCTGGAGTAAAAGGCATTGGAGGCGGAGCCCTCACAAGCGTTGCGGGCGCGTACGCCGCTAATAAAGTCGCAAAGAAAGCTGAAAGTAACGGGTTACTAAAAGGGATTGGAAACCTGTTTAGTAAAGGTTTTAACTTCCTTAAAGGTAATATGGTAAGAGCGGGGGATGACCTCGCAAAAGGTGATGTGTTTGATTTTGGCGCGGCGGTCATGGAAGACGTAGCTGCGGGTGCCATCACGGCTAATCAAGGAATAGCTCGTGTACCTGGAACAGGGGATGGCGACACCGTTCCAGCTATGTTGACCCCAGGCGAAGCTGTTATTAATAAGGACGCTGCTGAGAAGTACCGTCCAATATTAGCCGCTATGAACGCAGGAACCCTGCAAATGCACGCTGCTGGTACTTCTAATGTAGCTAAAGCTGAGTCATATTTATCTAAAATGAATCCTAATAAAGTAAGCGCGGGGGATTTTGCTCAAGCTATGCTCGTAGGATTAGGGGCGCCAACAGACGCGCAAAACGTCGCCAATCTAAAGCTATGGATGAGCGCTGAAGGTGGTAACTGGCTAAACACTGCGCATTTTAATCCGTTAAACACAAGCTATGGTTTAAATGGGTCTACTAACTTTAATACTGGAATGGCTGGGGGAGGCGTACAGGCGTACAAGAGTTGGAAAGACGGATTAGACGCAACTCTGGGCACTCTTACAGGTCAAAACGCTGGCGCCCGCGGGTATGCGAACCTTGTAAAAATGTTGCAGGGTGGAAAAGCATCTCAATCTGAATGGATTACTGCTTTACAGCAGTCTTCTTGGGATGCTGGTCACTACTCTAACCTTTCGCATGGGGGCAACTCTAAATATAATCCAAATTCTCCGTACTCAGGCCACGGTAGCGGTGGAGCAACGAGCACCAACCCTGCANTACCTACGCAGGCGCAAATAGCCGCACACGCAGCATCTCTTAATAAAGATGCGACTAATAACCATAACTACGGTGGGGTTAGCATCACGATTAATGCGCAAAATCAGTCATCAGATGCNCTACTAAGTCAACTACAACAACTATTTGCGGGCTCAGGTATCGTAGCCCAGATTTCAGGGTGAGTAAATGCCTCAAAGTTCAGCGTATGCGGCAGCTTCTTATAAAGCATTAGCAGCTACCGCCGCAGCCACCGCGGCGGCTAACGCCCCTTTATTTCCAGTAGCTGCTGTTCAAACCAACCAAGTAGCTGCGCCACCTCCAGGTTATTATATAGACCAATTTGGGCAAGCCGCACCTGTCTCATCTATTTCAAACATAACGGATAGTAAGGCGAGAGCGGTCGCTGCCGCATTGGCAACCAACGCAGTAAAAGCTAGCGCAGTAGCGGCTGCGAAAGCAAGTGCCGCTGCAACCTCTTCTCAAACGTCTACGGCGGCCAAAGCAAATACTCCGTATAATATTCAATTCAATCTTCCGCCCCATAAATGGAGTTTGCCAGTAGACCCCACTAATTTAGGGTATAACAAGACTAAGCAAACCAGCGCGTCCTTTAATCACGGACTTCGTAGAGCAGCTATGTGGTTCTACGATGCACCGCCTGCGGGAGACACAGCCCCTAGCAGCGCGCAAGGTTTAATTTCCACATCCAATGCTGTAGCGGCTAAGGACAAAAATCTATTTGGTTTTCAATTTTTATGGAACCCAACCACACTAAGCAATTCTATTTCATATAATCCTGCGATGGTTCCATCATCAGCCGATGGATTTGCGCAATATTCGTCTTTGTTTACAGGCATGGAAAGCATGCAAGTTACCGCGCAAATCAATAGAGTGATGGACTTTGCGGCGTTTAAAGCTAACCCTAACATGTCATTAAGTGAGATGGCCAGCTCGTATGCAGCGTACAAAAATCCTCAATCTAAATCTAAGGCTGAAACCACTGAACAACAAATATCTGACCTGTTAAAACGCGGAACTATGGCGGACGTAGAGTACATCTATAGGATGGTCAACGGCATCGGAAACGCATCTATACCTACTTTTACTAACGTCTTAGGTCGTCAAACAGCTGATTTAGCTTTTTTATCCCCAACGGCTATAGCAATAAAATTTGGCCCAAACCCTGATAGTTTGTCGTACGTAGGTTGGTTAACACAGGTAGATGTTCAACACCTTCAATTTACTGAAGATATGATTCCGTTAGACACAACAGTAACCATTAGCATTAGTGCGTTCTCTCGCACAACGTTAGCGAGCAACTAATGGCTATCTATAAAGGCTCTAGATATGAGTACTCTAAAGTAGACTTTGTGCAAACAAAAGCTGCGGGAAATGCAAACCCTATTATCTTCTACAACGTTCCTGTATTTACCAACCTTTCTTACTATGAGCATGTGTATGAAGCTGGGGAACGGATTGACCAGATATCTACTCAGTACTACAGAACACCTAAGCTTTGGTGGTTAATTGCTGCGGCTAACCCTGCAATAAATGATTTATACAATATACCTGCGGGAACTTCTTTAAAGGTGCCCCGTGTTTAATTATTTAAAAGTAACTTTTCCTAACACTACGCTATCACCAAGCAGTGTGCTCTCTTTTAATTACTACCAAAACCGTTACAAGCATGAGGTTGCGGTCATAAAATTTAGAGATTGGAACGTTGAGTACTCTGTAATTTCTTCGGGTTCTCCTGTGCAATTTCAAATGTTTCATGGGGTTACCGCTGGAGCAGTAAAAACATTTTATGGATATGTCCACCACGTCTCACCTACCAGAACACCTGGCCAAAACATAACCGAAGTAACAGTAATCGGAGCCTCGTGGGTTATGAAAAATGAAAGCCAACATATTTATAAAGGACTATCAGCTGACGCTATAGTTACCCAAATGGCAAAAAAGTATAAGTTTGCCTCTTTTACTGTGAGTCACCCTCGCGTGTTCCCTCAGGTGTCTCAAGCGGGACATACAGACTGGGGTCTGCTAGTTCGTCTAGCTAAACAATGCGGCTACAGCCTACGTACAGAAAACACTGAGATTTACTTTCAGCCTATGTTGTATGAGTATACAAATTATCGTTCTCAAGCGCCTCGCTTTATTATGCGTGAGTCTAATAACCCTGGCGGCTCTACTATTTACAGCTTTAAACCAATGATTGGCGAATCTATACCGTACGAACAGGAAACTAAAGCAGCTACCGCTGTGTCTGGTATAGATAGACCCTCTATAAATGGTTTATCTCTTACGCACCCTACAAGAAATAAGAAAACTAGAAGCTCTTCTAGTTTAGAATTTTTTGATAAGTATGAGACTTCAATCGTCGCTAACAATGCCGATACTGCTAAGCACGAAGCTAAAGCGGCCGAAGACCGAGCCTCTTTCCCGTACCGCGCTACAGTTGAAGTTAAAGGGGACCCTTTACTTCGACCAGATATGCCTGTATACCTACAGGGAGTTGGAGCTCAATACGAGGGCTATTGGACAATCTTAGGCACAGAGCACAAGATTTACGAAAAAGAGCGCAATAACCAGATATACACAACAATTTTAACTGTGGGTAGCGACTCTTTAGGTGCGGCGGTTACTTGGACAGATAATCAGACTATTACTCAACCCGCGGCTACTCCTACTAGAACTATTATTCCAGGAGTAACGCAAACGGTTATTACCCCCAAGAGCACTTTAATAAACACAACCCCATACAACCTTCCTCAGAAAAAGGGAACATTTGGGACACTTAATAATAGAACTGGCGACTCTATATCTAGTCCTACTTGGATTTCACAGACCGTTACGCTTAACCCTATCTTGACAGTGCCTGGAAGCTCCTCTCCTACGCGCAGCACCGCCCAAGCCTCTATTGGAACGATAAAGTGATGAACGACGAATACGATAAAAGATTTTATGGAATTTACGAAGGCGTCTGCACTAATAATGCTGACCCAGACGGTAAATATAAAATTAAACTTATTGTTCCGCAGGTGCTGGGCAATAATGAAACAGACTGGGCTGTTCCTTGCCTTCCTGTGGTAGTAGACGCTGACCATGGAACCTCTGGCGGCCTGACCACCACTACAAGTTCCGTTAATGATGGGGGCACTGGTTCTTCATCACACAGCCATACAGTGACGTTGACCACACATCAAAAAGTACCAAACCTTAATCAAAAGGTTTGGGTTATGTTCATTGCTGGAGACCCTAATTTTCCAGTCTGGATGGGAGTTGAACTATGAGTTCTGACAGCGCTATAACTCTTCCTTTTTCTTTTAATAGCTCTGGGGGTATTAGCTATACGACCGATATTCGTAAAATCTGGCAAGACCGAGTGACCTTAGTAGTTATGTCGCTAGTAGGGGAGCGGGTTATGCGACCAAATTTTGGGACAAATACGCGAGGTGCTGACTTTGAAAACACATCTAATGCTTTGTCTTTAATACAGTCCGAAATTGCCGCTGGGTTTTCAACCTGGCTACCTAATCTAACTCTTTTAGAGGTTACTGGGGCCGTAGACCCTGTAGATAACTCATTAAATATAAACGTAAGCTACCAATATGGGTTAGGTACTACCGACTCCGTGGTCTTGCGTAATGCTATCCTTGACTCTACAGGCTCAATACTTTCGGAGGCTCCAATAAATGGCTAGTTATGTTCCATCGGTAGACTATACCTCTAGAGACTACTCTGCCATTTTGTCAGATATGACTAGTCTTATCCCTAACTTTACGTCCAACTGGACTAACCGCGACCCCGCTGATTTTGGCATGGTGTTGTTGGAGCTTTTTGCTTACATGGGAGACCTATTAAGCTATTACATTGACCGCGCTGCCAACGAAGCAATGATTACTACTGCTACTCAAAGACAAAGCCTTTTGGATATCTCCACAATGCTTGGTTACGTCCCAACGCTGGCTACACCAGCGACGGCATTAGTGACGTTTACTAACACTAGCGCTAGCGCTATAACTGTTCCAGCATTAACTCAAGTAGCAACATCCTTAATTGCGAATTCTACGACGTCCCAAGTAGTTTATGAAGTTACCTCTACGGTAACAGTCCCTGCTCAGGTGGGGTCAACTGCTGGAACCGTAAGAACCTCAGTAACTCAAGGCGTAACCGTTTCTAACGAAAGCGTTGGAGTTTCCAATGGATATCCTTCACAAGTTTATCAATTAGCTAACACTTCTGTTATCAATAATAGCACTGTCGTAGTTATTAACGGCGTAACTTACGCTCAAGTTCCCTATTTGGTTGATTATGGTAGCTATGACCCTGTTTATTCAACATACGTAGATGAAAACAATATTACCTACGTTAAATTTGGCGATGGGGCTAGTGGTCGCATCCCACCTAATGGAGCAACCATATATGTTACCTACAGAGTAGGTGGTGGGGTACTTGGAAACGTAGCAACAGGCCTTATTAAATATATTTTAACAATGCCTGGGTTTAACGCTATTCCAACAGGATTAAGCGCTGTCAACTCGGACGTAACTGCGGGAGATGGAGCAGCAACTGGAGGGGCGGACGCTGAATCCAATGACTCTATTCGCTATAACGCTCCTTTAAGTATTCGTTCTATCAACCGCGCAGTTGCGGTTAATGATTACGCGTATTTAGCTACTCAAGTGCTTAACGTAGCAAAGGCTATAGCGTACGCTAGCGTTTATTCTTCTATCACTATTTACATGTTACCTTCTGGAGACCCTGGAGTATCTTCAGATAACGTTACGCCGAGCGCTACTTTTAATACGGTATCCGCAAATGTTCTTTCTTATTTAGTCAACAAAGCCCCAGGAAACACTACTATAACGGTTCAACCACCTAAATGGGTAGGCGCGTACATTAACTTAAACATTACAGTCAACCCAACGTACAGTCAATCTGCTGTTAAAACGGCTGTGACAACGGCCATTAACAACTTATTTTTTGTGGATAACACTTACTTTAATCAAACTATCTCTGTATCAAGTCTTTATAACGCGGTAGCGGCAGTCCCTGGTGTGGCGTATCAAAGCCTTACAAAGATGGTACGCGCAGATGCAGACCAGACCTATGTGGTTAATAACAAGCAGCTTGTATCTTCTGTGGCAACCCTAACCACGTCTACTACCCATACTTTGACCGTAGGACAAACAGTGTCGGTAACTAACGTAGATGCCACATTCAACGGAACTTATGTAGTCACTGCGGTAACAAGTAACACGTTCTCATATGCCCTTATCGCCAGCCCTGTGAGCTCTACTCCAGTATCTGGTGGTGCAGTAACTGCGTTAACAGTTAAAGATATAGTATGCGCTGTTAGTGAAATTCCTATGATTTCCTACTCCAGTACTTTCACACTAGGAAGCCTTAATATCACTGCTACAGGCGGTGTTACTAGCTAATGGCACGTTACGGAATTGATTACTACGGCCTTGGAACGTACTCAGGAAGCGCGGCTGCTACAGCATCGTACTCTGCGGGTACCTTTTTAGCGAAGCCTTATAACTATGGAGCTATACAATTAACGTGGTCTACCCCAACGGCCGCCGCAGGAACTTCTATAGCTAGCCTAGTAATTGTAAGAAACCAATACGGCTTTCCAGTTAATCCCTACGATGGTACCCAAGTCCTAGTAAGTAGTGATAACACTAACCCAACATCTTTTATAGATAGCACAGGGCTATCTGGTGGTGGGTACTTTTACTATTCTTTATTTATCTACGTGTATACAGCATCTACCAATTCATACGCATGGGTAAATGCGGGAACCGCTTATGGATTTGCGGTAACCAAAGCTGGATACACAGACCGTTTGTATGGTTCTATTCCAGATATTTATAAGATTTTAGACCCGTCCTCTGCAACAGCGGACTGGAGTAACCAAGACCTATATAACTTTTTAGCTAACTTTGGCTTTCAGCTTGATTACATGCAAAATAGCATTGACCTCTTGCGCCGTAGGTATAACATTGAAAAAGTAAACGGTAACCTAGTACCAACATTAATGAATCAATTTGGATTCACTTATGAAGGCGCTTTAGGCCTTCAACAAAACCGTATTCTTCTCAGAGATGCTATTACATTAAATAAGCAAAAAGGAAGTAAACAAGGGCTTACCGCTTTTCTTAAAGACTTCACGGGCTATGCAATTCCTACGGCTTCTACAGCGCCTAACCCAAATGTTACTGGGGTAACACTGGGTCACAATTTAATGCTGGACTACAATGACTCTTCTGCTGAAGAAGGCACAGGACACTGGGTTTCTTCAGATGGAACTTCAGACATGGACTGGCTTGGTACATTAAACGTCACCTCCGTTTCTCTAACCTCAAATGTGGCCACACTTGTCGTTGGTCCTCATCAATATGATGTAGGAAATTACATAACAGTAACAGGACTGCCTGCCACTTTATTTAATCAGTCGGTGCCTCAAGTAATTACGTCTATTGACCAAACTAACTCTATTAGTTTTGCATTGTCTTACGCCTCAAATGTGACCTCTACAAGCGGTTATAACTTAGCTACTAACACATACGGCCAAATACATCCTAACCCTATTCCTTGGTCAGAGCCTACTGCCCC